TAGACCTTATTTCTCGATTATCGGAGGTACCGATGAAGAAAATGTTTTTAACCGCAGTAGCGGTAACCCTTTTAAGTGTTTGTATTGGTTTGATTTCAGCAGTTCAGGCGGCTTCTGCCCCCACGATTGGTGAGCCAGTTCCCCTTGTTTCCTTGGCGGCTTTTGAAGCCAAAGCCCCGGCATATGTTTTGCCTCAGGTTTACAAGCATGGTGATTGTTCTTGGATTCCTCCTGTGGCTTCGGCTGCTGGGTGGAAGGCACATCAGATGCCTCGTTTGATGCACATTATTGCTCGCGAGTCAGGTTGTTGCCCGGCTCGTATCGGAGGTTCGGTCGTGGATGCGAACTGTGGTTTTATCAAAATGGCTACCATGAGCCATCCTTCAGATAGCGGATTGCTTCAGATCAATGGAATTAATTTCAACCCCAAACGCAACAAATATGCGCCTATCTGCACCCAAATGAAGATTTGCACCCAAGAGCCTTTGCTGGATGCGTTCACAAACTTGAAGGCTGGCAGACTGCTGTTTGAGGTAACAGGATCTGATTGGTCACCCTGGATCATCCCTGAGGGTGGTTGGTGAACTAAAGCCATATACAGTCGGCCTGTCGGCTGATGCGTTGTAAAGTCCTGATAGTTCTTCGTGTCCTCGTGACCTCGGCATCGCCCGTTCGTACCCTTGTGGTCAGGTCGGTATCCGGGGTAGAGCCACGTGCCACTATCAGGAGTAAAGATGCCGAAATACCTAGTAAATCAAGGGTTAGATTACCTAAATCGCCGCGTTGAAGCAGGCGAGATCGTTGACGACATCCCAGCTAAGTCTGTTTCGTGGCTGAAAGAACAAGGAATTATTGAACTTGCTGATGGCTCTGCCAAAGCAAAAGTCGAAGTTAAAGAAGAGCCTGCTCAGGTCGTAGAGGCTGCTCCAGTTGTTGCTGATGCGATTGATTCGGAGGATAAGTAATGGCTTTTATTCATGGTAAGAGTGCTGTTGTTTTGCACGGTATTTACGATTTGAGTGCATACCTGAACGATGGATCGGTGTCCACAATGGCCGAGACTGCGGAAACGACCGCATTCGGTTCCAGCGCAAAAACGTATATCACGGGATTGCGAGATGGAACGGTGACAGCTTCCGGGATGTTTGACGGTGTTGCAGGTGCTGTTGATGCTGTCCTTACAGCCTCGATTGGCTCAGATACGAACGCTCCAGTATCGTTTTTTCCAACAACCTCAACGATTGGTAACCCGGTAAAACTGCTTCAAGCAAAAACCACCGGGTATTCGGTTTCCTCACCTGTTGGTGATGTTGTTTCGGTTTCCTATGATGCTCAAGCTGACGGTGGTATTGATCATGGTGTTTCTCTTGCTGCTTTAGCCTCAATTTCGGCTACCACAAACAGCACTTCGGTTGATAATGCCGCCTCGACTGCTAATGGCGGTTTGGCTCAACTTCATGTTTCAGTCAACACACGGTCGGCTAATGCGACCATCAAAGTCCAACACTCAAGTGATAACTCAACTTGGGCTGATTTGGCAACATTTACCGTTGTAGCAACAACGATAACAACTTCGGAACGGGTCACAGTTGCGGCTGGTACGACAGTAAACCGATACCTGAGGGCGCAAAACACGCTTACCGCAGGTTCAGGATCAATCACCTATCAAGTTTCTTTCGCACGGAGGTAAATCGTGGCATTCGCACATGGCAAGTCAGCAGTATTCAAATTGGACAACTCTTCATCAACCCTGGTGGACTACTCCTCATATCTAAACGATGTTTCTCTTTCTCGTTCAATCGAGACAGCCGAAACCACAACGTTTGGTGTTTCAGGTTCGGCTAAAACCTACATTGTGGGTCTGTCGGATGCGAACTTCAGCATTTCAGGTTTGTTTGACGCTACGGCAGACGCAACCCTTGCAGCAGTTCTTGGTTTCGCAACCGCTTTGGATTTTGAATACGGCCCAACTGGTAGCACAGCAAGCATGATCAAGTACACAGGTACTTGCCTTATGACTGGCTACAACATTTCGGCATCAGTCGGCGATGTAGTTCAAGCAACAGCAGATTTCCAAGTAACGGGTCCAGTAACTCGCACCACTTGGTAATGATAAGCCAATAGGCAAATCATAAACCCAAAAACCAACAAACACAGGAGAAATATCGTGTCCTTACGTGACCGCATTATTGCAGTAGATGACCTACAAAGAGAAATCGTCAAGATTGATCAATGGGGTGTTGAAGTAGAAGTTCGAGGTATGAGCGGAGCTGCTCGCGCAGCGATTGTTCAAGATGCAGCAGATAACAACGGCAATGTCAACTTTGCGAAGATGATGCCTGAAGTTGTTGTCACATGCGTTTACGACCCGGAAACGGGCGAGCCTGTGTTTACCCACGCTGACAAGGACACAATTATGTCCAAGAATGGCGCGGCTTTGGAAAAGATCAACACGGTCGCTATGCGATTGTCGGGTTTTGGCGCGGATGCCATTGATGTTGCGGGAAAAGACTCCTCATCAACACCGAACGGCGGTTCCTCTTCGAACTAGCGGAGAAATTGGGGCGCACGGTGGCCGAACTTTTGTACGGCACACCTGCCCATCTCCCAATCACCTCTGCGGAAATAGTTGAGTGGGCCGCCCTATACAAATTAAGGGCTTACGAAGCTGAACAGGCGAACAAACGCAGGAGGTGATTAAATGGCTGAAGATATCCAGGTTGTAGCGTACTTACGTGCGATTGACGATGGCTTCACCAAGGCTTTTCAACAAGCCTCATCCTCTGCTAATCAGTTAAATCAGACTGTTGGTGGCGTAAATAAAGGCTTAATCGCTGCTGGCGCGGTGATCGGTGGGGCCGCTTTTTCCCTTGTCAAAATGGGGAAAGCATCATTTCAAGCTGCCGCTCGTGTTTCGGAGTTAAACGTCGCTATTGATGCGATTGGTAAATCCACCGGGATCGGTGCAAAAAACATTAAAGCGTCTGCTCAGGCTATTCGCGATAACGGTATTGAGATGGCTGCTGCACAGCAGATGGCTATTGAGTTCGCTCAAGGCAACCTTGAGATGGCTCAGGCCGCCAAAGTTGCTCGTGTAGCACAGGACTTGGCAGTTATCTCACAGAAGAACTCGACCGATACGGCGATGATTTTGACTCGTGCTATCAAAACGGGTAACAGCATGTTGCTGAAATCTGCTGGTATTTCAGAGCAGGCTTCAACAGGTTACGCCAAATACGCATTGAGTATTGGTAAGACAGCAAACAATTTGAATGCTACGGAGCGTCAACAAGCCATGATCAACCTGATTTTGGAGGAAGGAACGAAGGTCGCTGGCGTTTACACGGCCGCTATGCAAGAACCAGGAAAGGTTTTACGTTCATTCCCTCGAATTGTCAATGACATGCAGGTGGCAATGGGCGGTGCGTTGCTGGCTGGTTTCGGCCCAATGATCAAGGCTTCTTATGACTTGTTCTCAGGGTTCTCAAAGTTGATTCGTGAAGGCGGGGCTTTATATCCTGTTGTGACCGAGTTGACGACTGCCATGACATTGCTGTTTACCCCGTTTACGGCTGGTATCGAAAAATTGGCGAAAATGGTCAAAGGCTTCAAGAATGCGAAACTAGATGTTGACGGCTTAGGGCAGTCAATGGCTAAGTACGCGCCAATAATCGCTACTTTTGCTACTGCTTTGACTGCTATGGCTGGTAAGAGTTTGTTGGCGAACATTGGGCCGTTGGCAAAATTGGCCCCAATAATGAACCCGGTTGTGGGTGCTATGACCGTTTTGGTTGCTATGAGTCCGAAACTTCGTACCAGTTTTGGTCAAATTGCTAAAGCCGCCGCGCCTTTGATTCCTGCTTTCTTAAAGTTTGCCTCAGCGATTACTGTGGCGATGCAGTCCATTTTGGATGGTATGGCCAGCGTTGTTTCTGTTTTGGCTGGGCCGTTGGCTGGGATTATCACCGTGATTACGGGTGCTTTCTATGCGTTTGCTTCTGTCCTTGAGATGATGGGACCTTTGCTTGAACCTTTGATCATTTTGATTGGCATAAAGTTTGTTGCCGCTTTGGTTATGGCAAAGATCGCCACAGCTCAGGCCGCTGTTACGGCTGGTACTGCTACAGCAGCCCAATTGTTGTTTGGTAAAGCCACGATGTTTGCTTCCGGGATGATTGAGTATTTTGCTACAGCAGCTCGATTCGGTGCTACTGGTATGCAGGCTTTTACCGCTATGACCGTTCAAGGTTTTATGGCTATGAAGGCTGCGGCTATCAATTTCATGGCTTCGGTGCTTCCAATGCTGTTGATTGCTATTGCCCTTTACGCGGTTTTCAAGATATTTCAGGCATTCTCTGACCGAAATAAGCAAGTAGAGGAACGTACCAAAGCATTAACTGAGGCTATTGATACGCAGGTCGGT